TTTCTGTTACTTCAATTTCTTGATTTTCTAGTTCTTTACTCATTTAAGGATCTCCTTAGTATTTTTAATAATTATTTATATAATTAATACGTTTAGATAAGTGTTTTATTGGATGAAATGCTGTTAATGAAATTTTCAAAAACAACTAGCTTATTAGCTTCAATTTCATCCATAGTCATCTTTTTGAATTGTGTTTTAATCTTTTCAGCTGCTTCTTGAACCCAAATGCCATTTCTTTCGTCATAAACCCAATCTACGTTTTCCATGATACCATGAACAAACGCGTTTGGAGCAGATGGATCAGCAACGATATCTGCAGCAGTTGCTAGATGAAAATCATTTTGAACTTCCATCACACCATTTTTTTCTACTAGAGATCCCATACCTCTCGATGAAACACCTAAATTTGCACCAGACTTTAGAAGACCTTTTACAATATTTCCCATTGGTGTTTCAGTAATCTTTGCTTTTCCATAAACATCATTACCAGACCACTTTAATTCTGTAATCATATGTGAAACTCTATCAAGGTTGATAGATGGACCCTGAGGATGACCAAGCTCTCCATATGCTCTATTAGAGTTTACATTTTCTCTAACGTATCTTTCCAATTCTTTTTCAAGGATTGGCTTTCTATAAATTCTGCCGTTTCTATTTTTCTGTTCAGCTTGTAAGAAAATTCCCTTGATGAAATGTTCTTTTTCACCATTTTCTTTAGCTTCAGAAATATATTCTACGTCTACGACTTGTTCTGCTATAAGTTTCATTTTTAACCTCTATATGATGCGGCAGTTGCTAATACTGCAACGTTAGCAGCAATCGTATCAGTTGGATTCTTTTGAACAAAAATATATTGATTTGCTGGTATTGTGAACGTTCCAATAGTAACACTACTATTTGCTATTGTTATAACAGCAGCAGTAGTTGCACTAATATAAACAATAGGTGAATTATAAATCGTATTAGCTGTAGTTAAAGAAATTTGATTAGCTGTAGGTTTAATTATATTCATTTGCCCATAGCTTTCTTAGTTGCAGTAGCATACATTACTTCTTTTGCTCTTTCACCATATCTCTGCTTGAAACCGGCTACGTTTTTTTTCATACCCTTAACAATATCTTCGCGCTTCTTCATCTCAGCGTCAGACATCTCTCTTTCACCGAGTTCTTTTCCATGGTAGAATGTATCCTCTTTCCAACATTCTTTAAGTCCATGTACTTCACACATTACGTTCTCTGCAGTCATATTGCATTTTTTTTCAGATACTGTGCTACCTGTTGATGCATATCCATAATCAGTTGCATTTACATTTCTATCATCTTCTGAACCAACTTTTGAACCAGTAGTTTTCTTCTTAGCTTCAGCGACTTCTGTTTCTTCATAAGCTGCGGCGGCGGCTTCAACGCTACGATAACCATGTCTCTTGCCAGGATCATTCTTCTGAACTTTAGCTTCAGGCTTTACATTATCGGCGGTAAAAACATTCTTATTCTTGTTAACATCGCCACGATCATTAACAGTATGTGTTGCGAGAAAATCTTCTTCGCCTTTAGGAACATTTCTACCAGCGTTTTTGCTTATGATATCTCTAAGATTCTTCGCCATTGCCTTCTAATTCCTCTGTATCGTTTTGTACTTCTTCTTCTGAAGGTTGATCTTCCTCTGAAGACTCATCCGGAATATCTTCTTCTGAATTAAAAATACTTTGAGCTATTTCTATTTTCTTATTATTTATAGAATCATTTATTCTGTCTGTTAAAGCTGAGTTGAACACACTTTGAAAATCTAATGGTTTTTCCAATACAGCATGATTTATTAAATTTTTTAGAATTTCATCATTTTCCATTATAACTTAACTCCAGCGTTATATTTTTGTAGTATCTGCTTTGCTCTTGGATCACCGCTTTTTGCTATGATCTGAGAAGCTGATTTTAATTTAGCCTGATCTTGTAAAGATTTGTTATCTTTATTTATCAAACGTTGATATGTATTAGTAGCCTGTGTTAATTTATTAGAATCATCGCCGCCACCAGCTGAGCCAGTTTGTACATTTTGCATTGAATTTGGATTCTGAACTAAGTTGCCGGAACCATCATCAATCATAGGTGGATTTAATATAGGATCTGACTGTTCGGCTATAATTTCTTGATTCATAACATCAATGTCTTCTTTAGTTTGTTGTAAGATATTCTTTCTTACCCAACTGTGTGAATAGTATTTACCAATCAATGGAGCTATTCCATTGTAAGTATCTATTCTAGCCATTGCAATTTCATTATCTTTTAATTCTTTGAAGAAACCATCGTTAGCAAAGTCAAAAGTAATTTGCTTAGAATATGCTTTCCATTCTTCAATAGTCATGATTCCCTTTAAAACAACTTGTCTTTCTAGTAGCTCTAGGAACAATGACGAGAATTTTCTTCTTAGTCTTGAAATAAATTTAGCAAACTTAACTTCTTCTCTTGTAATTTCAGAAGATCTTCCAAGATTAAACCCTGTATTTTCTTGTTCTAGTCTACTTACAGGTACGTTAAGTGATCTATAAAGTTTCTTTTGGAAGTATAATACGTCTTCCATCTCACCTAAATTTTGACCGGCAGGAAGGGTAGTAACCTCCGTACCTCTTCCGCCTTCACGACGTGGAAGCCAATAGTCTTCTAGCATCGTCATGAATTTACGATCGTCTCTGATCTCACCGGACGCAGCATCATAGACAAGACGATTCTTATGTTTAACCATGATTTCGCGAACGTACTGTTCTGCCTTCATCTTAGGAAGGTTACCGACGTCAATATACCAAAGACGACGTTCCGGTGCACGAGAGATACGATAGATTACCGTTGCATCTTCAAGTGTACGAAGCTGGTTTAGAGGCTTAATACCTTTATGAAGATGTGAAAGAACCATAGTTCCATAACTATCTGTTAAACCAGAAGTTATGTGAATTATAGAATCTTTAGCTATTTTTAAACCAGCAGAGTGTGTAGTTGGTCCTACATTTTTGTTGCCAACATTAAAACCTCTATCATTAAAAATGTAGTATTCTGCTTCTGTTTTTGTTAAAGTTATTTCACTTGTTTTAGATCTCTTTTTAGATACTTCTTTTACTTTTCTAATTTTTCTTGGATCTATGTATCTTATTTCATGAATACCGCTTTTAGTATCTGTATCTTTAATAACAACATGATAGTATAATCTTCCATCGATATACCATCTTTTATATGTGTCATAAGCATTATTATTAAAATCTATAAGATTTAAAACATTTTTAAATTCGTAGTCTAATACTTTTTTAATCTTAGGATCTAAATTAACTTTATCTAAATCAATCTTAACTATTTCATCTTCATCAACACATATTGAAGCATTAATAATTTCATCAACAGCTGCATCAATTTCTGGTTGTATAGCCATTTCTCTATACTTAGAAACTAATTCAGCTTCAGTTCTTACGGTACCGTCTAAATCAACGTAAGTACCATAAGAACCGCCAGCGGAAACAACAACAGCTCCATCGTCGTTTTCTTGCGGGACAAACGACGGGAGCTGTTCTTCTTTTTCTGCTCTTTTGAATTCAAATCCAAATAGTTGTGCCATCAATACCTACTTTACTGTTAAGTTTCATAATATAGTTATATAAATTAAACCGGATTTAATTCAACGTTATAGATGGGTCCAGATTCTGTTGGTAGAGGTTCCCAATAATCGTAAGAGAATGTTACGTCAAAAGATTCAATTGTATTTGTTGAATCCCAATCCAATGAAATAGCTCCAACTGATGTTGGGAATACGCCATTGAACTTGTATTGTCTAATGATACCAGAATCATTAGATGGACCAGCTTTACCAAACTGCTGAACTATTAGATCTACTTTATAAAGATCTGGTGTTCCACCCTGAATACCACCAAGAGTTCCAGCTCTGTTTGAAGCATGAGCATTAATTAAATTAAGCCATGATTCAAAAGAATTTCTAAGATCAAAATCTTCATCATTCATGCAAGTTACTGACCAATCTTCGAATGATCTGTCTCCTGCCACCTTTATTGTTCTTCCAAAATATGGAACAGGAACTGAAGATACTGAAGATGATGGTAAGGATGTTGATCTAATTAAATAACTAGCTCTCTCAACATCCCCAGCAACACCGCCAGGAAATTGCATAAGCACTCTGAAAAGTGTTGGTCTTGCACCACCAAAAATCAGACCTTGTGATCTAAATGCGTCTACGTTAAAAGCCATCTGTTAGACTCCTCTTTTATTTTTATTTATTAGAACTTGCCGACAACTTCAGAGAAGGCGACACCAGATCTAACAGCAACGAAGTTCAACTGGATGAAGTTGATTGAACGAGCTGGCTTAATGTAGATATCACCAATAAACTCGTTACGATCAACAACTTCAGGTGTGTTATTTGTTCCGTCACAAACAACTAAGAAGTCAGTGATACCGCGACGGCCCTTAACATCTCTTAAATAAGGGATGATGAGGTTTCTAAACTGTGCTCTTGTAAATTCATCGTTGAACTCGAAGAGTGTAAATTTAGCAGCTGTTGCGATTGCTTTTTCAAGAACAATGAACAATCTACGAACGTTAATTCTGTCGAATGCAGATGGCTTATTGAGAGCTGTCTTATCACCGAATAGAACAATTCCTTGACCAGGGAATGCAACAACTGGGTTTACACCGGCTTTATAAAGCTGATCGCGATCTGCTTTTGATGGGTTATAAGCTAGTTTGATAGCATTCTTAATATTGCCACGGTTGAAACCAGCAGGTGACCACCAAGGATCATTTGTAGAATCTGTGCGAACACATAGACCAGCAATATCACCATTCAGTGGTACCCAACGATAAACATCATTATACTTATCGTACATGTACTTATAACCAGAATCAACAACAGCATAAGAAGTACTTCTTACATTATTCTTAAATCCAAGAATTGATTCCATCTCATTGCCAGAATTGTTAACAACGTCTGACTTAAGTGGTGAAATGAAAGCTACGCAATCTTTTCTTATTTCACAGATGTTATCAATAATATAGTTTGCTAGATCTGCATTTGATTTGCCCTTACCCTGAAGGATTAGAGAAACATCAACATCTTCTGCAGAAGCAAACTTGTCGTAACCAGCAGCTATAACAGATAATGGAGCATTTAATTCACCATAACCGTCTTGACCACTATTAAACTGTAGATTCAATGGAGCTTCATTTGTTGAGCTAACAATATTGACAGCGTTGTTATGAACAGCACCAGTTCTGTCGTTAGCGAACCAAACATATTTTGACTGTTCATTAATAACAGTCTTATAATATAATGCTCCGCCATCGGCAGTCTTAGCATCATCTGCTCTTGATAGACCTCTATAAACTTCTAGAAGAGTACCACCAACTCCACTAAATCTTCCGTTTTCATCTACAATGACTACATGTAGTTCGTCATTTGCTGATGTGTTACCATATTCTGTTACATAATCAGATTGTCCTGGTGCTCTATCAACAGTATTATAGAATTCCCAGTAGCGATTGATTGTATTTGTTGTGTATGCTTCGCGAAGTCTATATCTATCAGAAGATGAAATAGAGATTGTCAGAGTTGTATTTGTTGCAGTAACATTACTTCCAACTGAAGTAACTTTCATGTACTGTTCACCAATTGATGCGTTACCAACTTTAATCAAATCACCTGCAGTAATTGAAGATGATAGAGAAAGAATAGCTGTTTGAGCTAAGCTCCAAGCAACGAATGTATGGTTTTCAGAGTTTGCTTTTGGTGTTGGAACAATTAATCTTTCAACAGCTGTTAAGCTATGACCAGATTCTGTAGCACCCTTTGTTATATTTACGTTTGAACCGCCGTATGTTGCGGCGAGAGTAACTGTTGTTGAGTTGGCAGTTGCAATCCAATAGTATGAACCATTAGATAGACCACTGATTGCAGTATTTCCAGCAGCAACAATATACTGTACCTTATCACCAACAGCGTATTTTGTATTTGCTGAAGCAATCGCGATTGTTTCATCTGTATCATTAACAGATGAGTTAGCGTTAAATGAAACAGCATTTGCAAAGTAACTTGTGTTACCAAGCTGGATACCTGTGCCATTTGAAGAGATAACAAGGTATAGAGAGTTATTTGTTAAACCAGTTGGAGCTGTGTTTCCAGCTGCTGTAAGATACTTAACATAAGTACCATTTGCGATTGGATTTGATGCAATTGTGAAGAAACCATTTGCATCAATACCTGTATTTGTATTAAATGATACGCTATTTGCACCAACTGTTACAGATAAACCTGAAGAATTAGCAGTAAATGTACCGCTATAATCATTTTCAGTGTTTGAAATTTGAATATTTGACTGGTAAGCATTTGCAGAGTCGCAAACTGAGATTCTTAGTGAATTACCAATTGTGCCTGGATATCTTGCAACATAGAGAACATCAGAATCAAAGTTACCATCCATTTCTTCATAGTGTTCTTCATTCTTAACAATTTGAGCTATAGAGTTTGATACAGCACCAACGTTTGCAAAAGCACTGAGAGTACCAACGTTTACAGTATCTGTTGTTGTATTTGCAACACGAACAACGTATAGCTTGTTTCCATATGAAAGGAAGCTTGCTGCAGTAAAGAATGTTTCTTCTGCAAAATTCTTATGTGGTGTACCAAAGCGCTGTACTAGAGCATTTTCTGAATCAATTAAAACACGCTTATCTAACGGGCCCCATCTGAATATACCGGCAATTGCACCTTCTGTAGTAGAAACTGCAGGCACAACCGTTGTTAGGTCGATTTCAGAAACATTTACGCCCGGGCTAACTTGAAATGGCATTTTTCTCTCCTTCCATAGATGGAAATATTATTATTAATGTTTATTTTATTTATAAAAAAGAACATCTCATGTCAGTTTCTCATTTGCCCACATCCAGTTCTCACTTTTTGGTAAGTCTAAATCTGGTTCATCTTCACCCTCTGAAAAGAATCCAAATGGTGTTAGTTCACTTGCTATTTGATCATCATCTTTGTCTCTAATTTTGGTCAAAGTATTAATATCTGTCATTTCCCTAAAGTAGTGTTGATCTGATAACCAAGCAAAAAGTACGAGTCCAATAACCAAGTCGTCATGGTTTCCTGACTCAGCTTCATATGATTTGCCTTTTCTAGAAAAAACAGATAGTTCATGTATTGTTTCATGATCATTAATGATCAACTGGTTCTGTTCTATTAAAAGTTTCATTATTGAACAACCTACAGACTTGACTGTCTTGGTTGTTCTAATCCCTTTATCAGCGCTAGATCCACTAAAACCAGATGAGATTCTCTTACCTGCTCTACCGTCATTTTCAGAAGATAAGAGAGTATCCATATCATATTCATAATATAGCATGTCTGAAACTTGACCACCAATATCATTGATTTCTACAAGCACAGAAGCATTATTGTATGATCTGCTAATCCTATGAATGATAGAACAATAATCAGTAGGAGTAATCATGTTATCTCTAAAAACACATACTTGTTCGTATGGCATTTTAGTTACGTCTATAACTTGAAACGCAGAATAATCTAAACCTTTACCACGTGATACGTCAACAACCATGACGTATGAGTGACCTTGTTTAGGTTCTACGTATTGTTTGATACCGTTCTTATCAAAAAGTGGTATCTTAGCTACTAGTTCTTTTAATTTCCAACCAGCAATAAGAGTACCAGAACTGCCGAGAAACTCTACGCAATATTCCTGCTCGAACTTCTCAGTATCAAAGCTCATGGCAGCGATAGTATCTTCTCTCCACTTATCGTCTCTGCCGGGAACATCATACCACATAACTTTGATAGGTTTATACTGATTCTTTTTTTGTTCAGCTTCTACCCAAATTTTATGAAAATGATTTAGTCCATTTGGTGTAGAAACCAATACGATTTTAGAATCATTACCAGAAGAAATTGTAGGATAAACTGAGGTAAAGAATTCATCCCATGTATCAATAAAAGCTGCTTCATCGATGAACAGAAGGTTGATAGAATAACCACGAATAGCATCTGATGATGTAGCAGCAGCTATAACTCTAGAGTTATTTTCTAGAACAAATGAACCCTTATTCCATTCAATAATGCCTTGTTGTAACCACTTAGGAAGATGTTGATATGCAAGCTGGATACGACCAAGAATTTCTCTAGCAGTATCACCCTTGTTGGCAAGAAGAGCAACAGTCTTGTCTGGATTAAATATAATATACCATAATATGAAACCGCAGGTTGTTGTAGACTTACCAGCCTGACGTGCTGTTGCGATGACCGTATATCTGTTTTCGGCCATCGATGTTATCATTTCTTTTTGATAATCATAAAGATTAAAATTTATAAGACCTTCATTAATACTAATAATTTTCATATACTTTTCAATAAAGTATATCGGATCTTTAGCACATTTCACGTATTCTTGTACGAGTTCTGGAGTCCATTGTATCTCTACAGAACGTCTTTTAAGATTTACGTTACCCTTATAACCACCTTCAATTATGACTTCTTCAGTCATTCTTTCTCATATCCTGGATTACTTTTTGCAGTTCTGCCGTTGAGCCAACAAATAAGTTATTATGATTTACAGTAGTATTATTTGTTGGCTTTTCAATATCCTCAATCTCTCTTATAGTTTTTTGTATGCCAAGAAGATCTTTATTAGCATCAAGTAAATTTTTCATAAGGATTGCTACAACTTCATAAGCGCGGGCAGATTGTGATTGGTCAGCAAGTTGCATAAGCTTATCAAGAGCATCAGATCCAGTCTCTATGATATTATGGATATTAGCACGCGCTACCGTAAAGTCATCTTTAGCTGTATCATCATTTGCTTCTTTTTCTAATTGTTTTACAACTGATGTTATTGGACTTATTCCTAGCGCATTACCAATAGGATCGTTATTTGCTGTTGACATTTTTCACTCATTCTGTTATAATGTTATCTATGGAGACACAATAACCAAAATCATCAGTTGCTTCAATCTCAGATAATGCTACAGATTGTGATACGTTTGATGTTGGAGTGCCATTTGCAGTAAGACCTGGTCTTACCGTAACTCTTTCTGAAGGATTTGTTACGCCGACTGCACTTTGGAGTTGATCATCAGGCACGTTTGGAATATAAAAATTAGTATTAGCAAACTTTATTATACCAGATTTCTTAACAGGACCATATATATATCCTTTTAAAGTGAAATCTAAAGTCCATATTAGAGCTCTTCTTCTCTCAAAGTCTCCTTCATATGAATCTTCAATATTTATATTATCTAATACAACAGGTATATCCATATTAATACCCATTTCAGGTATTAGTTGAACAGTAGTTGTCCAATCAGGAGTAAAAAATGGAAGTATTTGTTCTATAATTTTAGTGCCATCTTCAGCATTTTTTACGTATACATAAAGTCTAAAAGATATATTATAAGGAACTGGATTATATTGATACTTTAATTTACTTGTAGAATCTGCATCTCTAACTACTGTTCTACCAACGGTATTTAATTTTCTATTACCATCATATCTCATATCTAACATTTCAAAAGACATTCTTGGTAAGACTATAGCAGTCTGCCTATCTATATTAGGGTCAGCATCTATTCTAGCTAATACTTTTTCTTTAGGCGCATATGCTAAAGGTACTTTTATCAAAGCTACAGTAGTATTAGTTGAATCTGTTCTGGTGATATGAATATCATTAAACAGAGTTCCAAATAAAGTTACATATTTTCTTATCGTGCTGAAATAAAATGTATGACCAAACATTAATATGTTCCGTTCTCTGAGAATGGATCTTTTTCAGTGAAGTCTAAGAAATCATCTGTTTCATTTTGTATAAAGCTGTTATCAGAAAGATCATCAATCTCTTCTAAAGTAAACTTTTCCATTACTATGTAGTCCGAATTCTCGTCTATTATTCTTTCACCATCTTCATTTAGAAGCGCCCAATCAAATACATTTAATGAAAAATTCTTTTGAATGGAATCGATTTCTGGTATACCTGTGTCAAACTTCTCGTTTGAATATTCGAAGAGTTCACATGTAAGTTCCCAAGTTTGTAGAGCTCCGAGTTGATAGAACATTTCAAACTTATTGACGAACATGATCTTAAACACTTTATTATTAAGTGGAAAATAAATTAGATCACCTTCATTCGGTCTAAGTAATGTGCTGTCCATACCAACTTCTTCGTAGAATACTCTCTGCGCAACAGAGAATACAACTTGATCTCTAATTTCTAGACCAAACTTAGACATGAAATTACCATCACCTGTAAAACCATCAACAGACTTAATGTATAGTTCTACAGGATAAGCTCTATTATATTCTGATACATCATCAGCACCATAGATGTCATCTTTATTTTTAATAACTCTTGGAACATAATACATATCTTGCCCATAGATTTTTATGGACTCAATAATAAGATTCTCAATGAGAAGCTGTTCTTGACTATTTTGAAAGTTATTAAAATAAAAATTTGTAGCCATTAGCCTATCATATCTGTTACTGGCAGACTATAGCTGCTTATCATTTCTTTTTCTAAAGCTTTGATTTCATCATCTGCTTCATCATATATTTTTTGACCATTAAATTTTATACCACCGGGTAAAGTCATACCTTCAAATTTCTTTAAGTTTGTACCCCACTGTTTTTTAATAAGAGCTGTTGTATATTGTAGTAACCAACGATCACCCCAAGCATCAGTATAAACGTCAGGATCTACAACTTCATATGCTTCAACAATAAGATAGTGATTATCTTCTAGTTTATTCCAGTCCATATCAATATTTAATTTATCCATATGTCTATTATATCTTAATGGTTGTTTTCCAACAAGAAGATATTCCAACATCTGAATATGTTGGAGAGCCATATAGTATGGAACCATAGACACAGAAGTTAAAGTATAAAGATCATTTAAAGCGATCTGGTATCTAATATTGAACATATTATTAGTGTTTAAAGCATCACCAATATTAAAGATGTTTACAACGCCAATTATATTCTCTGGTAGAGTAATATACTTATTGATCTTATCTTGAGCTGTAACTTGGTGTTTATAATAAATTTTCTCAGAACCATCAAAATGATAGTCCCAATAGTATCTTAATGCTTGGTCTATACGGTCTTCAACTTGATCATCATCTACGTTGATTTCCAAAACCGGCTTGCCAAGCGTACGGAGACAATATTCTTTAAACTGTGATCTTGTTGTTGGTACTGCCATTTTAAACTCCGGAAGGCCTTTTAAGTATTTATAAATAAGTCAGAGTGACTAATATAATATGGAGAACACATGAAGATCCTAAACTACATTAAAAATGAATTTCCTAAGATCAATAACAAAAACTTTCATAAGTTTCTTACCCCAGAATGGGTAGATGAAAACTTTATGTTTGATCTTAAAGCTTCAGATTATCAGACTCTACAAGAGTTTTGCGAAGCAATGCATGTAAAATATATTTCTAGATACTTCTCCGGAGTCTGGAAATCTAAGCATGGATATGCAGAATCTGGCAGATACTTGATTAAGTTTGCTAACATGCAAAAATCACAGTCTATCTTAGATGTTGGATGTGGAGATAATTACTATAAAGACAAGATTAAAAATCTAGTAGGCTTAGATCCTTATCATCCTAAAGCAGATATCAAGAAGACTCTTGAAGAATTTCAACCTAAGAAACAATATGATCAAGTATTAGCTCTCGGAAGCTTGAACTTTGGTACTGATAGAAAACACATTGATGAAATGTTTGCTAAAGTTATTAATATGACGAAAATAAACGGATATATCTATTTTAGATTTAATCCCGGCATCGATCATAAACCATTCACTAAAGACAAGACTAGCTTTAAGTTTATTGATTGGTTCCCATGGACACAAGAACATATATTTGGTTTGATGAAAATTCACAACCTTAAAATGATTAGGTTTGCAATTGAAAGAAATCAGCAGGGTGACGAGAGATACTTTTACATAATGCAGAGGTTAGGATGATTAGTTATAACACATCTCCATATGATCAGTGGATATCGCTAAAGACTAAAGAACCAGTAACATATCATGGGTTTAATGGGTTATATGAATTTTGTAAAGCAACTAGTCTTTATGATTTTAATAAAAAAGTTGGAGATCAAGCAGGAGATATACCAAATTATATTCCTATATGTAAGTTTGATGGTCAGTGGGAAGATGATGTAAAACAAATGATATCTCAGACTGAACCTGCTACTTTTGATTTCAGATCTAATCCAAGATTTGATAATAATAACAACATGGAATATAATGATTTTAAAAAATGGGGTTATAAAGTAGATGGTGAAGATGATTCTTATGCAGTTTTAAATAGGATAAGACACGCAGATCTTCCAGAAAGTATGATAAAGATTGCTGAATTATTTCAGTTTGATAATCCATCTGGCAGAAAGAATAAAAAACCTAATATTAAATTTGATGTTCAGATGCCAGGACAAATGTTTTATTGGCATCTTGATAACTTCGGTGGCATTCTTAAAGAACAAAGAAATGATTATAATACTTTTGCGCCGTGCGATCATGATCAACGTTTGATAATGAGAGTGATAGTTTTCTTAGATGATCAAAAAGAAGGTCAAGTATGGAAACAAGGAAATGAATATATCCACTGGAAGAAGGGTGATTGTATAACATGGCCATGGAGAGATGTTCCTCACGGTACATGCAATTTCGGCCATGATCCTAGACCAACTCTAAATATTACTGGCGCAGTAACTGAAAAAACTTATGAGTTTTTAAAATCATGTCCGAGATTAATTTCGATATGAATGATCTAAATGAATCTATAAAAAAAGTTTTTCATAGAACTGATTTTAGAAAATTTCATTATAACAAATATGAAAAATGTGGTGATGAGACTATTGAATTGATTAATAGTTTAAACCCAAGTTTAGTACTTGATCTGGGGTGCGGTGATAATCAATATAAAGAACATATTAAAAATTTAATAGGAATAGATATAGCAAATAAAAATGCAGATATAATAGCTGATATTGCCAATCTACCTTACGAAGATAATAGTGTAGATGCATGTTTGTGTTATGGAAGTATTAATTTCGGTGATGATGAAGTCATAGAAAAACAAATTAGAGAATTGAAAAGAGTATTAAAAGTTAATGCTATCTCTGTTTTTAGAGGCAATATTCATAAGAGTGATATGTTACCTTATTATGTATGGTCAGAAGAAAAAGTTAATTATTGGACTAAAAAATTAAATTTTACTCTGCAAGTAGAACCAATCATTATAAGAAGGTTGAAAAGAGGTAGAAAAGAAATAAATGATAAATGGAAAGATAGAATCTCTACAGAAGCTGGTGTTCAGCCTAGACCTATCGAAAGACTTTATTGGATATGGAGAAAAAATTGACAGACGGCAGTGATCTTATATTTGCAGCTGGTGCACCCGGAAGTAAATGGAGTAGAGTTTTAAGTATCCTAGCTCATCATAAAGATATTAATTCATCTGATAAAAATAAATTTCCTACTTATCAAACTAAAGTAGATTTTCACGGTCAAGAAAAAAATGTTGGTATGCATTCTGCAGCATATTTTGGACCAGGTCATGGGATAGGTGAATGGTTTGATGATTTATCTGGACATACAAAAAAAGATTTTTTAAACGAAATAGAAAAAGCTTTTGATAATTTTGATCAAGGTTATAAAATAATAAAGTCACACTGGTTTTCATATAATCTCGACTGGTTAAAAGAAAATTTTCCAAAAGCTAAAATCATAATGGTTTATAACGGTGATGTTGAAGCTTTTAAATGGTGGCATCTTGTTGGTGGATGGAATATTAAGTTTCCATATTATGACTGGTACGGTACAGATGAAAAGCTTTATAAACATATAAAGATAGAAAATAGATTAATATTTGATTTTATGAGAAAAAATAATCTGAGTTTTGACATTAGAGATTTTAAAGAACTAGTAAAGTGTCTTAAATTAGATGAAGACTTAAATTTTTATGATACTATGCATGATGAGGATTCTGATTATTTTGCTGGTAGGAAATATACTAAAGGATTTAAAAAGTATGGTATAGGAACTACCATATCCGTATATAACCCAGAAATACAAGCTTCCAGCAATCTAGATGACTTGTTACCAAGCATAAATAATAAGATTTCAAGCAAACATGTAGAGGGTCGTATAGATGATATATTGACAAACCTCTATGGAAAAGATTGGTTAGATAGAATTCATGCTATTATAGCAGGAGAAAAATAAATGAGAATTAATGCTTTTATATCATTTGATCCTCTATTTTCAGAGATCAACACTGTTCTAGAACATCAAACTACAGCAGATATTATTGAAGATAAAAGTGAATCTCTTTTTGAGTTTCCTTATCAGAATATTAATGTAATTTCCGGAAGAGCATATAGATCTAGTATATTGAGTGGGGCTTTACCAACACTTATTGAAAATATGTTTGATACTACTGGAAGAGAAGAAGTTAATTTTGGTCTTAGAATGATGAATGGTTTAGCACCAACAACTAGACTAATAAGTGCATTTAATGAAAAGCTTCCTGCTGGATCTAGATTGTTCTTTATTAAAAAACAAGACTTGTCAGATACTGTTACTTATTATCAAAATCTTTATGATACGCTTACTGCTTCTTCATCTCGTACAGATCAAATGAGAAGAAAAGTACTTTTTTGTTTGCCAGGTGAAACAGTTACACATCAACAAATTTCTGATGCTGTGTATGATGTATACAACTATGTTGATGCATATTTTTCTTCTATATATGCAACTGCTTTTTCAGAATTCAATCAATCTCATTTTGTAACCGGTGGATCTGAAACAAACACAGGATTACTTTACAGATTGCACGTAATTCCTTAATATTTTAAGTGTGAATTATATTTAATGAGAGATGATCAACTTATATTTTTTGTTGGAGCACCAGGTAGTTCTTGGTCAAGAATAGCAACTATTCTTGGATACTCACCAAAACTAAATCTAAACCTCTCTGATTATTCATCAGAGAGGCAATACTATATTAAAAATAGTAAGTCATGGTCTCACCTAATAAATCATCAGGGTTCTTATTTCGGGTCTGAAATGGAATTTGGTTATAGGTTTGAAGATCCAGAAAGTTTCTATAACAAAATATCTTTTAAGAATGAACTAGCTAGAGCTTTTTCTGAGTTAGATGATGATAAAAATTACCTGATAAAAAGTCATTCTTTAGCATACAATCTAGATTGGTTAGTTAATAACTTTCCAAAAAGCAAAATTATTTTTGTAATAAAACAACCTATAGAAGAGTGTGTTGAATGGTGGCAAAGCGCTGGTGGATTTGATATAACTTATCCATGTTATGAATGGTATAAAGATAAAGATCTATATAAAGAGTTTAATAAACAACAACTAAGCATAAAAAAGTTTATCAATGATTGCGGTTATCTTTTATATGCTCCAACTAATTCTTTGTTTAAAAATAAATTGCAAATTAATATAGATGAAAAACCAGTTAGTGAACATATTAAAGCTATTCAACTATTAAATCCAAGTGGTGAGGGTGATCCTGATTACAGGACACAAATTTGTTTTTATAATATGGATATATGATGACACTAAAAATATATTGTTTCAAGTGGGGTACTAAGTACGGTCCTGAATACGTGAATAGGTTGTACAAATCTATATGTAAAAATTATAAGGGCAGCATTGTATTTACGTGTATAACCGATGATAAGACTGGATTAAATTCGAATATCAATATTATTGATTACAATACCAGTAAAATACATAGTCTTAATAATGTTTTTACTATTGAAAAATTAAAACTATTTGATCCAAACTATGTTGGTCCTGGCAATAACATATTGTTTGATATTGATGTCTTATGTTTAAAAGATTTTACTTCTTATATAAAAGAATATAATTTTGTTGAACCAAGATTTATTAAGAATTATTGGGCTAATCCTGAGCAATGCGTTGCTTATTTCCATAAAGGAGCCTGTGATATAAACAGTTCTTTTATTACATGGAAAGATAATCAATTAGAACCACTTTATAAATTCTATATAGACAATAAAAAGAAAATAAATTTCTTATTTAAAAGCTTCGATAAATCTCTTTTTGGCATATTCAGAGATAAATTAAAATATCATCCAAGAAATATTGTTTATGCTTATAACTTTGGTGCTGATCATAGAGATGACATGAAACCAGATATTCTTAGAGATAATTACTATTTTTGTTTATTTAATACATCGCATGGAGTAGGTAAAGAACTTCATGAAGTTGATGGCTGGGCAAAGAAGATGTGGGTTGATAACGATGCTTAATATGTCTCAGCTCAAAAAGCAGATGGATTCATATAATAAGTTTTATAATTCAAGACTTAGAGCATTTATTTCTGCTTATGAAGAAGAAAAGTCAAAAATATTTGAATCAGTACTTAATAAGTTCGATTTTATTAAGAATGAAAATGTGAGCTTTGTCGCTAGTGGCTTACCATTTTTTATGATTAATGTTTTAAATAAAAGATTTTATGAATGCGATAAAGAATTTAAATATCTAAATAGAAGTAAAAAAATAATAAATCAAGATGATGGATTATTTGAAATTACTTTCATAGATTTAATTAAAAAAGAAAATGTTGAAAGACAAAATAACATTAAAACTATTAAACTAATTGATTATAGTCCACTTATCAAATCTACATTTAATATTATTAAAGAACATTTTGAAAATTTATCAATAGAGTATCATAACAAAAATGTAAATTTTGAAGATATCAGAGATATAACAAAAGATAGTTTAGTAATAATACCATACAGCGAATATTTGTATATATTGAATGAACTTAATATTTTCAACGAAGGACAGTATGTTTTAGTCTTCAATCAAAAAGATGATGACGAGAAAAGAAAAATTAATACAGTTCTTTGTATCGAAGATCTTGTAGAACAGTGTGGATTTAGTGAAACTTTATTCGCCGAAAAATATGATTTAAACGGCATCAAGATGTATCTAGCTCTAGGAAAAATATGAAAAACATAGTATGTATTAAGTGGGGTCACCTTTATTCTGCAGAAGATGTTAACATGCTTGAGTACATGTTAAAAGAAAACGTAACATATCCTTTTCAGCTTTATTGTCTAACCGATGATTGTTTTAATATCAATAGAAGTATTGAGATAATATCTTTTCCGAAAGATAATGATCTAGAAGGTCATTGGAATAAGATGTATCTATTCAATAAAGATGTTGTTGGTCTTGATAACTTTACATATATCGATCTAGACGTTGTTATCCAGAATAATATAGATGAAATATTAGACTATAATAAAAGATTGACACTAATAAAAGCTTGGTGGAAAAAATCAGAAGTATGGAAAAATACTTATAACTCGAGCGTGATGTCAATAGACACTATTAGAGATAGATATATCTGGGAAAGATTTGTAGAAAATACCGACTATCATATGTGTAAAAACATAGGAGATGATGATTTTCTTTTCAACAACTTTGAGTTTGATCATTACCAGCAAAACTGGTTTTATTCTAGAGTCTATGGTGAAGAAAAGACTAAGACTAGATACTATAAGCCTGAAAAGAAAATATGTCTTCTAAACAGTATGAAGAAGTTTTATCCTAGAGAGTACTATAACTTATTTGTAGAGTTGTATCCGGAATACCAATATCAGTAATCATGGATTCCCAAATGCTTTTATGCGGGACAATATAACTTAGCGTGATTCTAGGAGATCTTGTTCTAGCACAATGCCAGTATAGATTCTCTGGTTCTTTCATTGAACCAAAGTAACCGGCCTTAACGAACCATCCTTTTTTATCGTGATATCTGGTGATCATGCCTGTGTTATGATCATAGTGTTCAAACTCACCGTCACCATCAGGATTACATGTTATGATTATGTTATATCCCGGAGCGTTCGCATTATTGTGCCAACCTATGTAACCGTTTTTAGGATAGTATGCTCTTAGCGCATTGTTTCTAGCACCAAAGTAGTTGATAAGTTTTTTATCAATATTATCACATGCTTCTCTATACAGTTTAGGTTGTAATCTATTTGTATTTAGATTATTTTCCATAACAGCGCCGAGCATATGTTTAGGATAACCATATGCTTCTGGATCTTTTAGAGCTTGCTTTAGATATTCATTAGAAGTTGCAAAGTCACCCTTTTCATTATCATCTAATTTTTCAAATGGTGATAACTCTATGTTATAGTTTGAATTAAAAAACCATGTACTAAACTCTTCTAAGATATTTTTAAGTTCAGGATTAATGTTTGATATAACCTGCATGAACAATCCTATCTGGTATAGTATGATGATATATTATTGGTGACTTATCACCGTCTGCACCCTTAATGTCATAAAGCCAGATATAGTTCCATCTATAATCATCTGGCATAATGCCAATCTTATATTTGTATTTACTATCTTTAAGTAATCTCCAAAGTGTAAACTGATCCCACTTTTTCATAGACGGGAAATATTCAGAGTATTTCCACTCAGTGCTATCTTGTATTAAAAACTCTTCATACCAGTCTTTTAAAAGTTTCATAGTATTTTCATTCTTTTTATAAAGCATGAAACCACCATGATACTGCATCTTTATTGTTTTATTTTTATCTATGAATACTTCTTTGCTAACATGCTCTCTTATATTAGTTAGCATTATTTCATTATCACCAAAATGATCAAAGATGGTTGATAACTCTGAAGACATGACTTCCATATCAGCATCAAGGTATGCAGTGATGTCATAAGGTGACATATACATACCTTTCATCTTAGCTCTTCTATGATAAGGTATATCATAGCTGATGTGATCGAAGTATTTTTTATCTCTCTCTTTTATAAACTCAAGATGAGTAAAGAGAGTTATACTGATTTCCGGCGAATAGTCTTTTATTGATACAGCGCATCTAATAGCAGAATCATAGTATGCTCTAGACATAGAAGCTATCAGTATAATACCCTTATTCATGAAGAATAATTAGCTATTTTTAAGAGTCTCTAAAGCTACTATAGCACCAGCATATGCATGGATTTCTGTTAATGATGAAGCTTTTCTGAGGTTTGACTTTAGATCAGTATAGCTTGAGTCTCTGATAATATCAAGATCAAAAGCTTCAGACTTAGCTAAGAACAATATATTTTGCTTAGCAATCTCTTCTTCTTGCTTTTGCTGCTCTTCTCTCTGAGTCTTTCTTTCATTATGAAGTTCAATGTCTTTCTTTGTATTTTCATCTATAACTTCAGTAGAAAAGACTTCAAGGATTTCTTTCCAATCCGGATTACCTTCTTCAGTGTCTGTAACACTAGCTGTTAAAACTCTACCATCATCATACTCAAACTGACAGATGATGTGTGTTTTTTCTTCATTTGCCCAGCGCGGCGCTCTAATAATTCTCATGTTAAGATGTCCTCACCCATAATGATACTGTTGAAACAGTTTCTGTGCCTGAATTTAATGTTAAACCTGAATAATTTCCTGAATAGTTTCCTGTATAAAAACCTATATATGTACCAGAGAAAAATCCACCAATACTTCCAGCAAAGAATCTTGTATACGCTCCAGTGTAGTTTCCACTATATGTGCCTGAGTACGTGCCTGTATAACTAACCGTCGAAGTAGTTTCTCTAGTATCAGAGAACGCCGATCCTCTTGTTACCCAAGTACCACCAGATACAGGAGCAGTCGACTGCACAGCATATTTACCTATGCCTGTAGCTACAATTCTATTTCTTAATCTGTCTGTCAATGTCTGTATCTCTGCATCACTCATTTCTTTTACAGAGATCGGCGATGTTGAGTTTACCTTTAGTGGTCTAACTGTGCTTGGAGCTGTAGCTGCAGTTTTTCTCCAGACATATGTAACATTATTTGCAGCTGATGTAGTATTCTGAATAGTTCTCTCTGCTACCCATGTTCCACCGACCGGAGCAGTAGGAGAAAGTGAATAGCTTCCAACACCATAGTTTACTAAGTTAGCAAGAACGTTTGCCATGACTGTAGTATTAAGAGTCGTATCATCCTGCTCGAATGTGTTTGCACCTACATCATAGTGCACAGGTCTTACTAAAGTTTCTGTAGCAGTACCATAATCTTGATAGAAATTATAAGTTACTGTAGTGATGTCAGTGCCAATAGGATGTTGACCAACCGTATATGGTCTATACGTATCAGAGAAAGTTCCTATTAGTGTGAAGCTACTGTTTGAAGATACTGTTCCAACACCTGTATTTGATGCAGCAAACTGAGTTAAGATAACATGTGTTAGATAATCATAGTCTGCATCACTCATCTCTTTAAATGAGACTGGTGTTGTACCTGTATCTATCTTTAACGGTCTTGGCATCAATACACCTTAAACATTATTAAGTTGGGAACGCTTGTGTATTATTTGCATAATACACTTTTAATGTAGTAGCATAAGTCATCACGTTTGATGATGAGACTGTTACCATAGTTGTATTTATATTAACGTTACCAACTTGAATATTTGCTGTTGCAGAGATATTGCCATTTACAGCAAGAGTAGCTCCGGGCGTTGTAGTCATTATACCAACATTCGAACCTAAAGTATATATTAGGTTTGTGTTTACTATAAGACCATTTTTTACTATGAAAGCTTTGTCTGCCATGAATAGGTTCCCTTTCCCCTATTTTAAGAATATTTATACTTATTTATAAAGTAGAGTTACCTATTAGAAAAAGGTATCGATGATGGAGTAAAGTTTGATGTGTATCTAGCATATCTGGTTATACGAAACTCATCAATATACCCATTAAAATAACCCTGTAAGCTTGTTGCAATAACTGCACCTATTAAATTATAACCACTTCCTGCCATTAGTGCTAGACTGCTTGTTTGTGTAACACCACGTTGTATACCATCAACAAAAATATAAAAATTAGATCCAGATCTTACGAGAGCAATATGATGCCAAGTTAAATTGACAATTGGTGCGCTTGGTGTCGTGTAGTTTATAGCATGAGCTGATCCTGTTGCAGAAACAAGAAGTTGTAATGTATTACTTGTTGTAATATCTAAGCGGGCGGCCGCATAACCAGCAGAGTTGCCATTTATTTGGAATAAGGTTTGTATTGAAGCTGAACCATTAGTATAAAACCAACCTTCAATAGTAAAATTAGATATACCGAGAGCTATGGCTGATGGATTTGCTGCAATGTTGTTTAAGTATGTTAACGTTAAATAATCTGTTGTACCATTTAATACTAAACTTGATCCACCAAATTTACTCTGTGTAGTAGAAAGCTTAGCACCACTTATAGTGCTAATATTTGTACTACCAGTTTGATTTATAATTTTTGCATTAGTTCCGTTTAATAATAATGAACATGAGTTATCTGTTAATGGTGATGTAGGTGGTGTAAATGATGATGTATAAACTGCACTTTTTGTTATTCTAAAATCGGTTATATAGCCACCACTAAGAGTAATTAAACCAACGCTATCATTTGATGCGCCAATTGCAAGTTGCGCGCTTGCGCCATAATCATTTGTATCTGTATAAGCTGAGCCGGTTTGCACCCCATTTATATAAAGACGTGTGCTGTTACTAGATTTTACAATAGCAATATGATACCATTGACCAGAAGTTATGCCAGAAGCTGATATTCTTGTAGCACCTGAAACATAAAATGATAAATTATTAGCACTAGAAAAATATAATGTAGGTTTAACTTGATTTCCACCACCGCCGGAAGTTCTGGTATCCCAGATCATACCATTCGGGATGGTGAAATATGCCCAAAGTTCTATAGTCCAATTGCCTGTACTTAAACCAAACGCAGTTTGAGCTGTTGATATTCTAAAATATTCACCGCCATTTAATGTATAACTACCACCTTTTGCGGATACAGAATATTCTTCTGTTGGAGCAAAAGGAGAAAACGGTGATATAGATGGTGCGCTTACGATAGAAACGGTAAATCCATTTACAGAATTATCTTTAAATCTATAATCTTGACATGTTAATAACTGCGTACCACTTATGGCTGTTAATGGTCCCGGTGGAGTAAAATTAGATGTATATACAGCGCTTCCTACAACATATCTAACATTTGAAAAATGACCGGTAGTTTTATTGTTTTGATCTGCAGCAGAGCCAATGTATATTGCTTTGTTACCACCATAGCTACCGATGTTTGCGCCAGCAGAAAGTGTCGCTGTATTTGTATCTTTTACTCCATTAATATAGATAGCTACTTCAGTACCGTTGCGTACTAAAGCAAGATGATTCCATACACCATTACTAATTGTACTTGCACTTGTTAAGTTAGTATAATTTGTTGTTGTACCACCATCTGTATTGACTGCAGCAAATATATTTCGGGAAGCTGTAACATAGAATTGAAACATGCCACCAGTTTGATGTGATGTTACAAGACCTTGTATTGTTCCTGTTGAGTTTATATATACCCAGCATTCTATAGTAAAATTTTGTGTACCAATAAGGAAATTAGCGTTTGCAGCAATGCTTAAAATAGAAGCACCATCTAAATAAGTTGACCAGTTTCCTGCAGGTTGACTGTATGGACTAAATGTTCCTTGACCAGGATTTCCAGTTCTTGTAAAGGAAATAGGATTAATTGTAATAACTTCGTTACCAGTTTGACTTATAGTTAATGTATATGCATTAACAGAATTATCAACAAAAGTAGAAGAGTTTGCTATTAATAATTGTGTACCACTTATAGCTGTAAGAGTTGTAGTTGGTGGTGTAAAAGTAGTTGTATATACTGCTGTATTTGTGACTCTAAAATTTGATAAATAACCAGTTAATCTACTGGCAGCATTATATTGTGCAATATAATATTCTTCTGTATTAGCTCCTACTTCTCCAGAAAAAGAATAAGAAGATCCTTCTTGAATACCATTAACATATAATTTTACAACTCCAGAAGATCTGACTACTGCAATATGATACCAAACACCAGTTGTTACAGTAGTTGTTCCGGTTATTCTTACAGTACTAAGACCATTGATAAATAGAGCTACTTTATTGCTTGCAGTTATTTCTAAAGCAAAATTTGTTGAAAGATTATTACCACCATAGTTATTAAACAGTGCTACGTCTGTTGGAGAACCAGAAAAATATACATACATTTCCATAGTAAAATCACTTGTAAGAACAAAATTATTACTTAACGGTGTTCTATAACCTATTGAACCTGGAAAATATACGCTGAATGTATCTGCAAATGGAATTTTAGTAAATTCGGTGTTAGTTAGTGAATCTTTTATATTATTATTATTATCATTGGCAGTGCCATCAAAATGTGTTAATAAACCTGTGTACTTATAAACTTCATCACTTGCTCCAACATCAGCTGGCCAAGAACCAATTCTTCTATTTCTATCTAGATCACGCATAGTCCACATGCCACTTGCTGCGTATGGAGTAGGTGTTTGATATGTACCTGATAGTCCACCTTCTGGTCTAATTCTTGGCATTAGCTTATTTGCTCCCAACTGCAAATAGCATGAAATGCAGAGTTTTGTGTTGTTGAAAGTTGAATTGAACTATTCTCTAAAAGATAGATCGCAGTATCTTTACCTATGACTGCTAGAGACGAGTTAGAAGGTATAACAACGTTCTTCACAATATTGGTATTTGTACCTGCAATATTTAATTCAGCCGTAACAGAATAATTATTAGTCGAATAGTTTGCAATTGATAAAAGATTTATTTTATAAACACTGCCAGAACTTGTTGGATTACTAACTACGTTAGTAGTAGTTGATGATACTGCCAACGCAGCAGTATTTCCATAGATTGTAGTGGTGTTCACTATATTAGGGTTAGCCATTTTATCCTCCGAATACTAACGCCATAGCGATAGCTTTACCTGATGAAATTCCGGAACCACCAGAAACAGTTGACCAATAAGTACCTGTTCCATTTGAAGTAAGTACCTGACCAGAAGTTCCGTTGGAACTATTAGCAGAAAATGCACCAGTTATAACAAAGTTATTTACTGATATTGATTGACCATTAGTAAATCCACCGGCACCTCCAGAAACTGTTGACCAATATAAAGTAGTTCCATTAGATGTAAGTACTTGTCCAGCAGTACCAAGAGATCCATTAGCACTTAATGAACTTGCAAACAGTGTGTTTGTCTGAAAATCTGCTATATGAAATGTTGTGTTTGTTGTATCTATAAATGCAGAAGCATCTGGTTCCGGCCCATAGTTATCAAATACTTTCCAAATACCGTCTGATGCATCTCTAAAGAAACCAGCATGATGATATGTGCCATCGTTATAGTTACCAGCAAAACCAAGATCAGGATTAGATACATCATTATTTGAGTTCAGATAAATCATATTATCTGAGATAGATAGATTATTTGCACCAATGATATTAACGTTGCCAGATACGACAAGATTACCAGAAAGAGTAAGCCCAGCAAACTCTACAGTATCGGTTGTCTGAACATTTTGATTCATTCTATATGGAAGTCTTGCTTCTGCTAGAGTTCCAGTATTAATATTACTTGCGTTTGATGCAAACATTATAGCATTAGAATATGCATCTGTAGCAGACGTCTGCGCCGAGCTTGCTCGCGTGTTAGCATCTATTGCTCTATCATATGCGTTTTTAACAGAGTTGGCTGAAGCAGCGTATGTTATAGATGTGTTTGTTACAGAATCAATTATACGAGAATCTGTATAAGATGTTGCATTAGAATACGCTGCAGCAGCTTTTGTATCAGCATAAGAAGTTGCATTAGAATACGCTGTAGCAGCTTTTGTATCGGTGTATGATACAGCATTTGTATATGCCGCCGCCGCAGATGTTTGTCCTGCTATGCCAACATCATAAGCAGTTTTGACAGAGTTAGCTGAAGCTGCTATTATATTTGAAGTATTTGTTACACTATCTAAAACAGGAGCCGCAGCAATATCACCAGCTTCGGTAGAAGAACCAAGCACAACTCTCTGTAAACTTACATCAACATCTGCACTGTCACCGGTTGCTAATAATCTTATACTTCCTGTATTAATATCAGAGTCAAATGAACAAACCTGAGCAGAATTATTGCTCAATACTATACCATATTCTGTTACAAAAGAAGAAGTTCCATCTGTAGTTATTAGTACTCTAGAAGATTTATAATTTAGATTAGTGTTATCTCTTGCAGATATTAAGTATTCTATTGTTGATATACCTGTAGCAGAAGCTGTATCGATAACTGATTGTGTAATGCCGACACTAGTATTAACAATATTTTTAATATTAGATGGTGTTGTATTTACAGATGAACCGCTAGATGCAGGAGCCCAATAAACAGCAGAACCATTGGAAGAAAGAACTTGACCTGCAGTTCCTAAAGATCCATTAGCAATAACACCATTTAATCTGACGTTTCCTGTAAATGCAACATTGGCTGCAGAAAATACTAAGTTACCACTTAATGTTCTACTATCAGTATTTTGAATGTATGCAGCTGCAGCAACTGTACCCAAATAGTTAGCATTATTTGAAGTGCCAGTATATATTGTTGAATTTATTGTAGCATTAGCAGAAGAATTACCTAGATAAATTCTATTACTATAGACATTTACATATCCAGAAGTGTTGCCAACACTAATATAATTATTACCAATATCTGTATTAACTGTAGAATTACCAACAGATAGTGTGCCGGTAGTTATAGTTATAAGATTTGCAGTTAAGCTATTTGCCGTAATAGCATTAGCACCTTGATCTGCAGTCCAATATATTGCAGTACCATTTGTTGCAAGTACTTGTCCTGCAGTACCAAGTGAACCATTTGCTCTTAGAGCTGTAGTAGATATTAAAGAACTATTAACAATAGTATTTCCGATTGTCAATGATCTAGGCGTCATATTAAAATATGCAGTGCTATTACCCATCTGCATAAATGAAGTATTTACGAAAAATAGATTAGCATCAGTAGCATAGATAGTGCCTTGAGGAGCATAATGAACTTTTCCACCGGGTCCATTCCATCCAGGGTGACCAAGTGCAATTGCTGATCCTAGACCTGTTTGACCAGAATAATTTTTATCTTGAAGAAGTTTACTGCTTATAAAGACAGTATTTGTTTCTGTAGCACCCTGTGTAACATTACCAAGAATGATACTAGAAGAGTTTGTCTGTAAAGAATCAGTAGTAGAAATATTGCCAATACTAATATAAGAACTATAAACATTTACAAAGCTAGAACTGTTTCCAACACTAATATAGTTATTACCAATATCTGTATTGACTGTAGAGTTACCAACAGATAATGTACCAGTTGTAATAGTTATATAACTAGCTGTTAAGCTATTAGCAGCAATTACATTAGCGGTTTGATCTGCAGTCCAATACACTGAAGATCCATTCGTAGCAAGTACTTGACCTGTTACACCGTAAGAGCCATTTGCTTTAATGCCGGCAGTGACGTTTAAATTGGTAACATTGCCAGCTGGTTCGAATACGTATGTACCATCAGAAGAGTATATCTTCTTATCAGTAAGATTAATCGCGAGCTCGCCTATGCTCAGCGTAGTTGTGTTTGGTTGCTTACCGGCTACAGATGAGCGCTTAAGCTGGATAGTAGTATTCGCCATGTGGCCTCTTCATTCACCAGTATATACTGGATTAAAAAGTATCATCCTTCTTTTTAGAAGGCTTTTTTGTATTTATATTTGATTTTAATTCTTCATTTTCTCTAAACATAGCTTGAAGCTCATCAGTCTGTCTAGCAATTTCTTTTTTATACTGTTCGATGCTATTATCAAGAGAAGCTACTTGTCTTTTTGCTTCTTCTCTTTGAATGTTTATTGAACCAATCTCTGATTTTAACTTATCATTTTCAACTTGTAAGTTGGTTATAGTCTTGACTAAAGTTTCTTCTCTTTCAACATGTTGCTTATTCTTCAGAGTAAGATCTTCTATGCTAGTCGTAGCCTGTGCCATCATATCATTTGATATAGACACATTCTTCTGAGACTCTTCTAAACTGTTGCTTATGTAATTTACAGAGTTGTTGAGCATACCGATCTTGATTTCTAGATCTATAGTTTTTCTTAACAACTCTGTTATGTGTTGCTCTTGCTTCTGTATATAAGCAAGAGCATATTGATCTTTATTTTCATCATTGATCATAATATAAACCCTTTATTTAGAAGGAACCACCGTCAAGAGTGCTATAAATTAGCGCTGTACCATTTGATTGCAATACGTAGCCATCAGTTCCAAGAGACAACTTGGAAAGAGCATTACCTGTGTTAGCTACTAATAAATCACCACTTGTATACGTATCAAATCCAGTACCACCATCTGTTGCTGCAAGCGCAGTAGCAAGAGATAATGTATTAGCAGTAATAGCTACGTTTACTGTAGAGTTAGCTGTAATAGCAACATGTGTTGCATTAGAAATTAATGCACCAGACTTTAGATATGCTTGAATAGTGCCTTGTGTGTAACCAACACCAGCAATATCAATTGTAGTAGTAGGAGCATCTTGGAGACCATAGAATATTTTAAAGATACCATCATCTGATGCATCTCTAAATAAACCAGCATGTTCATGACCACCACCACCAACTTGGTAGTTTCCATAGAAACCAATATCAAGAAGGTCTGTTGAAGTATTATTTGTTGCTAGCTGGATGAGAGAGTCTTCAACAGCAAGTGTTGCAACGTTCACAGTTAATGCATCACCAAGTACTACAAGGTTACCAGAAACCTGAAGGTTACCATCGAAATAACCATCTACTGAGTGAACGTTAGCTGCGTGAATTTCTCTCCAACGAGAAGTATTTGTGCCTAGATCATATGTTATGTTTGCACTAGGTGTAATAGCAGTATTAACAACACCATTTATAGAAACTATATCTGAAGAATTACTACCAAGAGCAGCATTTCCTAGTACAGATAAATTTTCACCAACAGAAGCACTATTAACTGATAGTGAGCCAGAAGCATCAGAAAGAGTTACGTTGCCAAGAACGAGTGTTGAGCCAGAAAGATAAAGATCTTTCCATCTCATTGTTGTTGAACCTAGATCATAGGTAACGTTAGCAGCAGGAACAAGAGCAGTGTTAATTCTACCATTAACTGATACTACATCACTGCTGTTACTGCCAATAGTAGTATTTCCGTTTATAGTAATATCGTTGAATGTTACATTGTCAGTTGTTCCAACAGCCTGACCAATATGAACACCGGTAGCATTAACAGTAACACCGGTTCCAGCTTTAACGAACACACCAGTAGAGTTTGTTGTTAGACCATCTTGACCATTAACAAACACACCAGATGAGTTTGCAGTAATACCGTTATTTGCTACAACTGCGATTGTTGGTGTTCCGCCTTCTGCAGAAGATGCACCGGAAATACCTGCTCCTGCTGTAATAGTAGCAACATAGTTACCAGTTGTATCAGTACCGAGAGCAACAGAATCAGCAGCGATTGTTGCAGTTAGAGTGCCGTTGGCTAAATCAGTAAGTGTAACAGAACCAGTTAAGTCACCAGCAAGAGTGATTGTTGGAGCTCTGTTTATTGTACCACTGATAGTTACGTTCGATGTGATTACTGTATTTGTACCACCAAACGTGTTATTGCCTGTATAACTACCACTGCGTGATAGTGTGTCAGACATTGCATTTGAATAAGCATTAGCTGCTTTATTATCTGCATACGTATTAAGATCTGCTACAGTATTACCACCGACAGCAGAAGCATTAACAGAAGTAATAGCAGCGCCGTTACCGGCAATATTTGTTACTGTAAGAGTATTTGTAGTTTTATTAAAAGTAAAGTCTGCATCGCCGGCAAGAGCGCCTTCATCGTTAAACTGAACTTGTGTATTAGCACCAGCAGTGGTCGCAGCTGGAGAAGCCCAATAAACACCACCACTTGAATTTGAAGTAAGGATTTGGCCACCAGTACCAGCAGCACCATTTGCCCATACCGATGTAGGCACAAGGTTTGCTACTATGACTTTGTCAATTCCAGATGTAGAGTTAGCTACGAGTGCTTGATTAGCTGTAAGAGTACCGGGAGTTCTTTTACCACCAATCGGTTCAACTACTCCGTTGGCTCCAATAAAGAGAACGTCACCATTTGATGAGAATGCTAACTCACCATTAGCAAGTGATCCTGGTGTTGCTGTAGTAGTACTTCTTTTAATTTGAATTTGATTTGCCATCGGTGGTTCCTTTATTTTTTTAATTATTTATATTTTAGAACGTTCCACCGTTAAGATTGCCCTCAACTTCACTCAGATTAACTTTTTTAACTTCGTAAGTATCTGTATTTGCATTATATACTAGAGTAGCTCCATCCTCGGGGATTGCCGGTTCTATTACATCTGCCAATTCATCTAGTCTAGAAGCATTACTAATATTCGTAGTATTTTTTAAAGTAACAGGCGTAGAAGATTGTATGACTTCACCTGTTGTGTTAGCAGTAACTCTTATCGCTTTCTTAGATGAAACAACTATATTAACCATTATCTAGTAACCTGTGGTGTTACGGTAACTATACCCTCAACTATTCTGGATACACTGTTAGATGCATCAGTTAGTTCTACATCATATACATATCTGCCACTAGTCATGTTAGCTGTTTGATTTGCTGATAATGACAAGGTTATTACACCAGCAGTCGCATTGACAGCAACAGAAAAAGCTACTGAATTTGTAGAGGTATAATGTTTTCTGATCTGAGAGTTAGCAGAATATCCAGATAATACTAGAGGATCACCGTTTTCATCGGTTAAGTTTAGATCCGTAGTATATGTTGTTCCTTGATCTATTACTAAGTTTGCTTTAGTTGCCATTTTTATACACCTAGTGCAAATCGAGTAAACTTGACTGTAGTATTAGATGAAACAGGAGTACAGTTAACTAGCATATGAGTAGCATTTGCGCCTGCTGTTATTGAAATTACTGATGTATTTGTATACAGTGTACCATACTCTGTGATATAAGTATCAGTTCCATCATGAATTACTAATATTTTTGTGACTTGATAAGCATTAGCCGCATTATTATTTGCAGATATAAGATACTCTGCCGATCTTATAGAAGATAAAGTTACGCTATCCATTACCTGTGAAGAAGTTCCGGTAAAAGTAATAGTATTTGAAATACCAATACCAGATAGAGCAGCAACAGTAGCTACATTACTACCACCAACGGTCATCATAGATGAGTTAACAATAATAGAACCTGTTGTAATAGACGTAGAATTTATTACAACATTAACTGAAGAGTTACCTATATTTAAATAGCTTGTAGTAAGGTTTACATTTGCACCAATATTAATAGCCGTAGCATTTGCTGTAGTAGTATTAATACCACCCGCAGCATTTGCTAAACCTGTTATTGCTAATGTATTTGATAAAGTAGTAGCACCAGTTACTGCTAATGTATTTGATAAAGTACTATTTCCAGTAACACTTAATGTATTAGAAAAAGAAACAGTATTAGTAACTACTAGTTGATCACTTATTAGAACATTTGCGCTGAACGTTGTATTAGTTTGAAATGTTAAAACACTATTTGTAGTGACATTTCCGCCTCTAATATTTGTAGCAACTAATGTATTTGCTCCAAAATGTCCATTCACGAAGCCGTTGCCGGAAGTAAGAGCACCAGCAGTATTAGCCGTTACAACTTCAGTATCTATTAAAGTAATAATACTATTTGTTCTATCTATCCAGTTTTGAAAAGTATCAGCAGCTGTGTTGATAGAAGATAGAGTTTTAGACATAAATTACTTCCGTTCTATAACTTGTAATAATAACTCTTTTAATTGCTTAACTTCATCTTCTAATTTTTCAACTTTTTCTTTATTCTCATTGGCAAGCTTAGCATTTTTAACTGCATTTTTTACTAGAGCTAATTCGTTTTTATTTTTATTTATAATGATTCCGGTATTCTTATTTTTATAAAAACCAGGTAAGTTTGTTGCAATTAAATTGTTCTTTCTTTTCTTTTTCTTATTTTTATTCTGTATCATGTTGAAGCCGCTACAGCTCTCATGCTCTGAACAAATGGAATACTATAATTGTTGCTTGATAAGAATACTATCTTCAACTTAAAGCTATTAAACTTATCAAACTCTGTCATGCTAGAACTGTAATATCTTGCAACGTTATCAGTTGTAATATTGTTAAAAGCTTGATACTTATATTGTAACTTATCAATCTTTAAGCCAGATCCAGTGATACTATTATTTGTTATTGGTGTTTTTAGAGTCAGTAGAGTATTACTAGTAACGCTATCAACTACACCAACAATATAGTTATTCGGGAACAACGAAGGATATATTTTAACTAGATCGTTCGTAGCAAAATCGGTAGTAAATGTTGTATTTGTTCCAGTAACATTTGACTGATCAATTACTGTTGATACATAACCAACAGAAGTAAATTCTGTATTAGGATACTGACTAAAACCAAAAGTATATTCAATTATATCATTCTTGTTTTTAGAATAAGCATTTACAGCAGAACTCTTTTGTTCTAAAAGAGTCCAATCTTTATCATCAAATGCATCTATATCTAAGTTATTATATACTTTAGCAAATACTTTTACATCCGTTCCAATTGGTCTATATGCATTAATATAAACTAACAGATCTTCTGCCGCAACATTAGCTTCAAGATTTACTTTAGTAGTGATATGTTTACTATAAGCATTACCATACTTAGTATTTTCATTTGTATAATCATTATTAATGACGTATCTTGTTAGAACAACATCTTTTAGAACACCGATTTTTGGTGAGACAAAGTCATTAACAACAGTTGGTGTTACTTGCAATACTACAGAATTACCATAATCATTAGCATAAACTGTTGGCGTTCCGCTAGCAACAATTGCAGAAATTTCATTTGATCTAGAAGGCACAACTACTGCATCTTGTGGTGTAAAAGTATAGCTTGTAAAGTTACTTACATTTCTTGTAAATGGTGTAGCATCTACTATAGTATTACCGCCAGCATCTAGTGTATAATTAAAAGTTATATCAGTGCTATACTCTACTTGAGCAGGATTAATTAAATCTAATGCCAAAGAAGATTCGTTTACTTTTATATCTATTATCTGAGTATTAGTTACATAAGCATTAGTTACAGAACCATAAATTGTTCCGTTGTTTGAAAACTTAAGAGAGCTGTTGGCTTGCGAAAAAGCTAATACTAATAAGTTAGATTTTCCACCATCTAGATGAGAAGATTTCACTGCTTCTACCCAAGCAACTGGAGCTTTATAAAACTTACATGCTGTATTTGTAAAGCTAGTTGGTCTATCGATTGTTAAAACCGTATTTGAAGTTACTGAAATAACTTCTCTAAGTTCGTTTTGACCACCAGAATTTTGGATAACTATCCATTCATAATCAGAACCTTGATCAAAATAACTATCAAATAATGTTCCATTTCCGGTAATAGTTGTAGAAGTATTACTTACAGAAATATTTCCAGTAGCATTAGCTTGTACTTGATAAACTTTTTCATTGTGTTTAAAATCTTTAGCAGAAGAACTTAATTCATTAAAGTGTATAAATTCTCTACTATTATTTCTAACAATAATGTTAGATAAATTTGCATTAAAAGGTGTTCCGTTTGTTGCAAATCGTGCAATATTAACGTTAAATTTTAAATCAGTATTATTGTTCGGTATCCAGCTATTTCCTGAACTAGAATAGCTATAGTAGTTTCCAATATATTTGCCGGCTGGTCCTGCAGTTTTATCTGTAGTACCTAAGATATATTCACCTTCTGTGCTAGCCCAAAGCTTATAATTAGAATTTCCATCAAACTTAATTAGTATAGCATATTCTGTATTAGTTTTAACATTTACTAAGTTTGGAAAAACACATTTTGTTTTAACTGAAGCAGAAGTTGCATCAACACCGATATAACTATACTCTAATCTAGAAAATGGCATTGATGAAATTTCATCAATAATAGGTATTCTATCTTTTGTAGGAACAATACTAACGCTGCAACCTGGTTCTTCTATAGCACTTATTGTTGTAGTTGAGTTTGGGCTTGATTTTGATTTAAAATATAAATCAACGCTACTAATGAAAACTTCAGTAGCATTATTTACAGCATCTGCATCTATATAAAAAGTTTGTGCAAGGTTAAAATATATTTTTTCTGCAGAAGAAACTCTTTCTGTAAACGTAGAATTATCAGTCTTATCAATATTTTTGCTTTTAACAAACTTTTTACCAGGATTAATATTAACAGTATGAGTTCCATCCGGAAGAGTCAATTTATAAGTTTTGAATAAAAAGTCTTTATATCTGTTAACTTTTAATGAAGTATTGTTAACAAGGTCATCTGTGAGATTATTAGTATCCGGATGATAGTAATAAAAAGCAAGCATTCCATTTTCATCAGATTTTAATGGATCACCAATATTACCGATTTCAATTACATTATCAATTTTTGTATTTAAGTCTGAATAGTTATAATCATTAAAAAGAATCTCATAATGAATATTACTATGAGAATATGGAATATAATATCCATCAGTGTCTTGATTTGGAGATCTTTGATTAGCATAATAATAACTAAAAACAGCGTTATAATTTTCGCCTTTTTTAACTTGCTGAGTGTATGAATTTAAATCTTGGCCGTACTCATCTACAAAATTGTAGATAGTATTTGGCTTCAATCCATAAGTTCTAAATTCTAGAGAAGCTTTATTGAGTTTAAATCTATTTGATCTTCTCAGCTTGTTAAATGCTACCATTGCTTTAATTTCTCCGAAATATATCTTTTATTATTTAGCTTCAAAATATAATCATTCACCATCATCGTCACCACCATCATCATCGTCACCTGCATCATCATCGGCATCATCATCGGCATCATCATCTTCTGAATCAGCTGATGTACATGAGTTGCCGGTGTCTGTATCTCCAGTGCATCCAACACCATCATCGTCGTCGTCATCATCATCGCCATCATCGTGTTCCGGATAATCTACACCAACGCCGGTGCCAGTATCAACAACACCAGTACCACCAGTTACAGGTGGTGTTACAACGCCTGTTCCTGTCCAATCAACACCAGTGCCACCAGTATCAATAACACCGGTGCCAGTACCACCAGTTACAGGTGGTGTTACAACACCGGTTCCAGTTGTCGGTGGAACATAAACATATGTTGCTATAGGCTGAGAAACTATTTGAAACTCTTGATAAGCCGGTTCTCCGCTGCCATCTACAGCAATATAAAGATTTTCTCTAAGAGGATATAACATAGTTTTTTACCTTAAAAAAATTCATGAATTCTTATTCCTATTTACTTGTTTATATCCAACGTTGCAGAGTATTCCGGATCTTTCTTTTCTGTAAAATTATCATTAGAGAAATCGTCAATAAAGAATCCAAATTTGAATCTATTAATGTCAGGAGAAATAGAACTTGGAATTACTTTATTTTTTAGATTACTTTCTGCTAATGAAAGACTTACTGTATACTCTAGATTTTGAACTCTTCTATCAAGTCTGCCAATATCTTTCATGTTATAAGCTTTTGCTTGTGATGTGTTATCAAGTTGTCTAGAGATAGTTCTATCAATGATTCTATTGAAAACAAAATTTTCACTAGCTATTTGCTTATCTAATATTTCTTGTAACTGTGTAGAAGGATTTTCAGGAATAGAAGGATATGGAGGTACTTTAACATTTCCTATCTTAATGCTATCTCTTGTTTTTCCGGTAGTTGCAAATCCACCATTACTTATACCTTCAGTCACCGTTATAGTATTATTTTTATTAACTCTAACAGTGTCAGTTCTACCTGTATAGTATTCTACTTGTGCAGTAAGTCTACTATCTGGTAGAGGGAACTTATATTCTACATTAGCAAATAAGTTATTAGCATTCAATTCTTCTGGATTGATTGTAGCTAAAGCAACATTTGAAGTTAAGTTCGCATTATTATTTGAATGTGGTCTGAAGTCAAAACACTTTAATAAGTCATAATACTTATTTTCGTTAGTAAAGAATTCAGGCACTTCCATAGTGTGCATGCTATTGTTTAAGTTAGCTAATGATTTAGAATCATTTAAAGCAATTTGCTGAGCATTAGCAGTTAAGTAAGATACAGAAGTATAATAACCACTTACTGAAGTATTTGCTCTATCAAACTCTACCAATAACCAGTCAGTATTAGCTAATGAGAAATTAAATTTAGGGTTTAAATAAAGCCAACCATTATCTATGTAATCTTCATTATGATTATGATCGATATAGAAGTAGCTAGTTACATCTGTGCTATTAGTATTAACAGTACTGCTGTTTGACTTATAAACATTTCTTAATCTAATAATATCTTTTACGCCGAGATACCATGGACCAATAGTATTAGCAGTGTTATTAGCAGTACTAATCTTTACGAAATTGTTTCTACTTGCAGTCTTAGTTCCTGCAGCAGCACCTATTCTTTCAACATTATAACCAACTATAGTATAGTTATTAGAAGGTGTTTCAATAGCACTTCCAAGATTTATCGTTAATATATTTCCATTTGCATCGACATTTGCACTTAACCCGTCTCTAGTACCGAAGGGAATTGGAATATATCTTGGATAGTATCTCTTAACATAAGTTGTTGTGTTAGCAAATGATACATTAGAATCAACAATTATAAGAGTATTATTGACAATATTTTTAACTAGTTTAATATCATAGCTAGCTGTATTTGAATACACATAAACATAATCACCAATTCTAAGATCACTTACAAATGTTGTAGATGAACCAACTAAGTTAGGTGATGTTGTTGTAGCAGTTACTGTGCCTGTAATAGCATCGTTTGCTTTGAAACCCTGCCCAGCCGGTACTACATATAGTGATTGCAAATCAGATGTGCTTAGAGAAGATGAGTATGGAAAAAACTCATCAGCAATACTTGTATAAGAAATTGTTGCAGTGCCGTTACCACCCATAGCAACGTTTGATGCTATAGTTCTATAAGTATATCTCACGTTATTAGCGTTCTTAATAGTTTTACCAGCATTAAATACTAGTTTACCATTTTTACTATCTTTTGATACAGCAATATCAGAATTTGATGTAGCATCATAATCTAAGATTATGTCAGCTATACCCTTGATTGTGCCATCATAATATACGCTTCTGGCATCTTTAAAGTTATATCCTGGATATACATTAACTTGGAAAAGATAGAGACGATAAACAGCAGAAGATGTACCAGCTACACCATTTTCAAGCACTAGTGATCTAACTCTTGCCTGACCTATATTTGTTCCTGCAGGTGTTATTGATTCAGAAGTAGCCAAGTCTGAGTTTGCAATATAATCTTTAGCAGTATCATATAACTTAACTATATCACCTGTATTAAATTGGAACATACCAGCAACATCAGAAACTCTAATATAGTTACCATAGTTCAAACTTATATTGAGGTTTGCTGTTACGGTGTCTAAAGACTTAGGAACGTCTAATACAAAGTTAGATTTAGTTGTTACTCTATAACCACTAATATATGCTCTGCCAGGATCAACAACGATTGAGAATGTATTTCCTTCGTAAGCAGTATTAGATGGTGATCTAGTTGTCATAGCAAAAGGATCTAGAACAAAGTTTCCTGATTGATCTTTTGTTCTTTCTGCCATCTCGTCATTTATAGCATTAAAAGCTGTAAACTGGTTTTGTCTAAATGGATAACCTTCGGAAAAACTAGTTAATATATAAGTTTCCGAATTGGCTTCGGCATTTGCTGTTGTTTGTACAACTAAATTTGCCGTAAGTTTTAGTCTGTCGGCACCCGGTGCTGTTTCATTTTCTGTACCAAGAGCATTATCCAATAGAGAAGTATCGATATTAGAATTAATGATATCTTCATTAGTTTGGAAAACAACAGAAACATTATTTGGTACATTGTTATATTTAGAAACAATAATTGATTGTGGTTCAACTCTAATGAAGTGACCTTTTTGATAGATAACACCTTCACTAACACCAAATTGATAACTGTTGCCAACAGCAGTATTTCCATCAGCTATTACTAACTTTGTATAAAAGTTTCTAGCTTCAAGATCTAAGTTACCAAGCGCCGCTTCATTGCCGATAGATCTTACTCTAACAGTTGGAACATGTTCATATTCACTGCCTCTTGCAGTCAAAGTTATACTACTAATTTTTCCTGCAGCTGTAGTTCTAATGAAGCCAAGAGCACCATTACCAAACTTTGTTATAACAGTAGCTACTGCAGTATTTGTTGTTATTTCATTTCCTACATCAACCGACCACGAATTAGATGTAGCATTTACATCTGCTAATGCAGAATCACGCGGTTTTAATTTAAGGAGAATCCAACTGTTAGCAGAATATGTAGTTGTATCAACACCGATAATTTGTACATTAGCACCAGTAGTTGTATCAGTAATATATTGACCATTTGTAAATGTGCCGGAAGTAACATTTACAGCGACCTGCGGTGTTATAATAACGCTATCTGAGTTCGAGAAATTAAGAGAACCATTATTTACAGTAATATCGCCGAGTCTTTTATTCTTATGATAAACAGTTAATACTTGGTTAGGATCATATGAATATTCAGAACCAGAATCGCCTGCGTTTCTATAACGAATATAAAGAGTTTTTAGATCCGGATCTGTTGTTTCATATCCATCAGAAACGTTAACAATAGTTGATAAAACATTGTTTCCATTCTTTACTCTGAAGCTAGAATTATTTAAAATACTAAGATTTACAGGAACACCATAGAAGTCATTATCTAGAAGCTTAACATATCTTACAGTATCATCAAAAGAGAAAGAACAACCATCTATGATAGTTCCTCTCTTATAGATGTTATTGCCGAAACGTTCAACTTGATTCTGTAGAATAGCCTGGAGTTGGTTTAGTTCTCTAACCTGTACAGCTACGCCTGGCTTAAACAGAACTCTATGGAAGTTCTTTTTTTCGTCGTAGTCGTCAAAGTATGGAGATACGTTAAGATCTTTCTCGATAGCCATCTAAACCCCTTAAAATTCAAAAATTATTTTAAATACTTCTTTTTGTGATTCATCTCTTTCAACTGCTTCAATATTATTGAGATATAATATTTCACCAGAACCGTAAACTAACTCACCAGGATATGAGTTTGATACATGAGCTACTGCTGAACTATCATTTCCTGTTACAGTATAAGACACGTTGCCTACATTACCAAAAGAGAAAGAACCAACAGTATTACTTACATACAATAAAATTCCGTTACTAGATGTATTTATTACTGAATGAAGAGTAGCATTTGCAGTTGTCAAGTTGCCCTGATAAATTATTTCATTTTCTGTAAATGTTCCAGATACAAGATTACCTACGAATTTATTAAGCTGTATAAAAGTATTAAACCCTTTAGCTACATCATTTCTATAGACTGTAGTTACAGTTCCGGTAGTTCCAGATTCCAAACCAACAATCTTATCATTTGTCTGGAATATTCCTTGAACGTTTGATAGTAATATAGAATTAGCAGTTTTTATATCGCTAAGATAACCGTTTGATGAGACGTTTGCTAAGTGTATCCATACACTATTTGATGTAAATACTGTGTTTGTTGTTAAAGTTATTAATGTTGAGTTCACTATACTGTTAACAGTATGAATGAAATGCTCCGAATCATCAGAAGTTCTGATGTAAATTACATCACCAGCCTGAAGCTGCGTATCAAAAGCAGCAGAATTACATGTTATATTTGCTGTAGAATTAGTAATGGCATTTATATTAATTCTGGTAGGATTAATCTTAACTATTTTTTCTTCTGGTGTAAAAGTACCAACAACGTTATCAAGTGCAAGATTTACATTATTAAATAGAGGATCTCTCAAAAGACCTACTTGATTGAACTTATTGGTTGTTAAGATAGTATTACTTTCACTGTTAGCAAATTCAACGCTAATTAACATGTTTTTAGTGTATAGTTCGTTTTCTATGTTATGACCATGACCACCTGGTGGTGAGTAGATCGATCTAACATTTGCCTGAATAAAGTTTTCAGAAGTTGCAACAACACTTGATACTTCAATAGAAGATTGATGAAAATTATAATTCTTTCCTGGTTCTAATATTTCAATTTTGTGAATACTATTAGAAGAACTAGAATTTACAATTGCTCTAGCTACAGCATTTATTGTCTGACCAGAACCTACAATTTTTACGCTTGGATATATTTCCCACTCTGTTCCATTTGTAGGAACAGTAGAAAATTCACTGTTAACAACAATGTAATTGCCATTTGAATTAGTGAAGTAATCTAATATTTTTCTGTATTGACCAACACCGGCACCAGAAGAAAGATATATTAAACAGTTTGAATAGAAAGTATTAGTTGTATTGATTGTAGAATTAGATATTTCATAAAGAACTGAATTGCCATTGATCTTTATTTGTGAAGTGCTAAACGTGCCTTCTAAATAGTTATCATATCTTTTGCCACCATCAATAACTTTAACTAAATTGATAGATCCATCTATTGAACTATCAGTAACAGAAGTATTAGGAATTAATGGAAAAAAATCTTCTGTAGCAAATTTTGTTTTCATAGCAGAGCTAACAGAATACATGTATTTCCATCTATATCCATCAGATGTTTCATATAATTCTGTATTAGATCCTGTTATGTGTGATATATCAGGAGTAATAGTAGAATAAGTGTTTCCATTATTATCTAAACATTTATAAACATGATAATAAGAAGAAGCATTAACTACTGCATAGAAATTTTTTGTACTTAGAAACTCATCTTCGTCATCATACATATCATATTTTGTGTTTGATGTATACGGTATGTTTCTTACAACAAGCTTTATATCTGATGGTGTTACTCTTTTACCCATAATCATGTTCTGATAAGTATCAATTATAATATTACGATCAGATTCATTTATATCTTTAACAGTTGGTCTGTCATATTGATCACCAACGAATACGTAGTAAGCAGTATTTGTAGTTTCAGAGACTGACTCTACAAACTGCGTAGCTACATGATGTCTACTATGTATTGTTGTTAATTTCTTTGTCATTATTCTACCGTGATGTTGACATCTAAAATATTAATATTTGAATTCGCTGCTTCAGAATATTCATATCTTGAGAAGTATTTGGTGCCAGATAAATGAAGTACCTGTTTAAGCATTTCTTCATATTTATTAAGAACGACAGATGATATTATTTCATAAGAATAATCTTGATAATAGTTACCATCGAATAGTTTTTTCTGATCACTTAAGAAACCACCTTTTTGACTATAGAATCCTTGAGCTTCACCCTGTCTTGTCAATATGGCTATTCCTGAAGCTAAAGAATCATTATTAGATGAAGTTATAGAAACTGTTTCAGAGTTAACAAACCCGTAACCCGAATCTAAAACTTGTAATTCTGTTATAGCGCCATTGGATGTTTGCACTCTGTTATCAACTACTGCATTAAAACCAAGATAATCTGTAGTAAAATCAATGTTGATGGCAGTTATATTGCCATAGGCTCCACTAGTTTCGCCAAATATTCTTGTAGCTGCATTAGTTGTAACTGTAAATATATCATTCCAAACTAATTTTTCTAATCTTAATTCATTATTACTGAAGCTTTTTACTATAGCAAAAGCATTAGAACCAACGTTCTGTGTAACTATCTCGCCCGGTAAGAACGTAGCTGTATTATTTGCGATAGTTAAAATCTTATCTTGTTTTTGATATCTATAAGTCTTAGGTTCATATATTAAAACGAATGGAGGATAACTATAGTTAGAACCAGGATTTATTCCAGTAATCGCTTTTATCTTGCCAATCTGGTTATTAGCATATGTGAGAGCATCATCTATAATTGTAGATAAGTTAGCAGTTGGTAAAGCATCAAAACTGTATGTAGTATCTAATTCTGTATTAGAAAATTCATATAAGTAATCACTATTTAAATCAATATATTCTTCATATAGCATATCATTAGATATGCTGAAAGAAGCGCCAGAACCAAGACCAATATTTTTTACTACTGCAGTAGTATCATACTTCTCGGAATTAGAATAAAGATAATTATTACTAAATGATGTGAATGTACCATTAACTGTAAAAACACCAACTCTAAGTTCAACAGAAGATAAGTTTGAAACTAAGTTATTTGTGCTGTATATTGCTCTTGATGATCTGAATACTCCGAAACTATTAGCTACTTCCAGAATACCATTAGAACCAAGAGTCTGCGTATATTTTAATACAGTGCCATTTGCAGTTACAGTATTACTATCATTTACTTGATATATTACTGTATCTTTAACGAATGATTTATTTGTATTAGCAATATATAGAGTTACGTTAGAAGATATACCTACTACGTTTGCGCTAACGGTCTTATCTACATAACCATTTACAACTGACTGGTTTGCTCCAATAGTATTTCCTGTAGTATAGAATGCGTTAGCTTGAAGGTTTCCGGAATATCTAATTACATAAATCTGACCATTAGTAGCGGTATTAGTTGAAGTTGATATAACTTTGCCTATACCCATCACATCGTTGTTTGGATGATAAGTATAGATATAATCGTTTGGAGTAAAAAATCCGTTAGCATTTAAAAAGTTTATATTAGCTTGAGGCTGGTATAAGTTATTTAAGATTTCGAAATAATTATTAACTTGTGTATTTGATACAACAACATTTGATAATGATATAACTTTCTCAGAAACTATTATACTAGCGTTATCAGTATACGCATAACCACCATTTATTAGTTCAAATTGTACTGTTCCGACTGTAGAATTAATAGAAACAACACGAGCTTTAGCATTAATACCATAAACTGAATTTAAATCAACAATATCACCGATAGAATAATCAGAGCCAACACCAATATCAGATACAATAACTGAATTTAATGAACCAGATATAAACGTTTTTCTATCACCATCTAAAACACCATCATTAACAACATTAATATATTCGCCTGTAACAAAGTTACCGTTTAAAGATGAGATGTATAATACATCTATCAATCTTCCTTTTACTCTTTTTCTAACTACGGCATCAACATATGCTGTAGCAGAAGAAAACAAACCTATAATAGTTTCACCAGAAAAAACTTTATTAATATTATTAAGATTTACTTCTAAGT